ATAATTTATTAAATATCCTATTTTATTATATTTTACAACTCTCCAGTTTGAGTTCCTAGTTTAATCTGTGCTATTTTTATATGAACATCCCTTCTAATATGTTCTCTTTTAGTATTTGAATTAGGATTATCAACATCCTGATCAGCTTCTGCATCCGACAGATATTCTTTTCCAGATTGCGTATTCGTTAAAGTAATTTCGCATTCAGGAGTAATCACATGGGTTCTTTTCCCATCGATTATTTTATATTCGCTCTTTGCTTTTGTTTCTATAAAGGGCATATTACCTGCTTATTTGCAACACCGAGGCTGTCATTTTAATTTTATTCGCTGTAGGTGTTTGCATTCTTATTATATCTCCGGCTTCTATAATAAGAATATTATTAAATGTCAATAAATCAACACTGTTTAAAGTATTCACGGTAACACTCTCATATTGATAATCGGTAGTGTCGGATGAATTATACACTTTAGTATCCACCACCAAATTGCTGCTGTGAATATTATACAATTTAATGGTTTTAACAATGGATGTGGTTGCATCGGGAGACGTGTACATATCATCATCAGAGGCTGAAGATGTGATAACTGCTTGAATATTCTTGTATACATTTGCCATTACTGTGAGAAGAAAGTAAATCTTTCCTGTTCCTCTTTCTCCTGAGTTAAAAAAGTAGAATTTAATTGTTCAACGATGGAGCGCAAGGCTCTTGAAATTTGTCGTTGGTTGTCAACTTCATATTGCTCTTTAGGTTCTGGTATTCTTACGGTGACTTTAGCCATACAATAATCCTGCTAAGCCTCCGAATTTTTTCCTGTCCCGTTCGTGTTGCTTGTAAAATTTAATGAATGTTGGATGTTTTTCATGCATAGAACCTATGCCAGGATTAGCTTCGTACATTTTTTTCCATCCTCTGTATTCAGGGTCTTTGGTTAAATCTTTAACCATTCCGCCTTCTTTAAAAGGATCACCTGTATCCCATCCAGAACTGGATCTTGTTTGTGTTTTACCATAATCTCTACCAACATTAGGATCTTCACGAATTATTCGTGCCGCTTCTCTATTTGCTTGAGCAGTAACTTGAGCTTGTAATGATTCTTGTTTCTGCTGTTCGGCAACTCGTTCTTGTTTTTGAATTTTATTAACTGAGTTAATATGATCCAATTGTCTTTGATGCCACCCAGTTTTTTTATAAGTTCCTTTTGTTTTTTGCTTTGCAATAATCTTATTTAGTTCATCTTCCCTGTCCGTTAATCGATCTCCATAAGTTCGATCAGGATCCATTAAACTTTGTCCAGTCAACATTCCAAATGGATCTCTTTGAGTGCCTGTTCCATAACCTGCATCATCGACTGCCCATCGTAGATTACTTGCATGAGCAGGATTCACCTCTGGTAAAAAACCTCCAGCAAGACTAGCGATGCCTCCTAATCCCGTTTTTAATTTACTTAGTCCAGCTCCCAATATTTTTTTTCCAGGAAAATTTAAATTTTGCAAATAATTCTTAACTTTATTATCTTGAGGAAGACCTATAGTATCTCCAGGAATACCTGTAGTATATTCTCTAAGACCCTCAGATGTCATACTTCTGACAGGAGTACCTAGATTAGGAGCTTTATAATAATTTTGAGGCAACTGGAATCCTCCACCGCCTCCATCACCTGTTGGTTGATAGGCTTGCATAATACCCGTTCCACCTCCACCGCCGCCACCTGCTGAAGTACCACCCGGACCTCCACCACCTAAATAATATTGATAGACATCGTAAGCGCTTCCTGTGGGCTGATCGCCCATCCAGTTCATGTAAGGTATCTGTGCCATTATCTTCTCCCGTCTGGTTGTAAATCGATTCTCAATGTTCCAAATCTCCAGTCCTCACCCGCCGAGTTATTTGCTATTTGAACATTGGCAAATCTGCCTCGTGCGCGAGTATCGAATTTTTGTGTGGTAGATGTTACACTAAAAGGACTGTTAGGGCTACTAGTTTGAGTATCCGAAGGATATCGTTTAACTGCTAAAGTAAAAGTTGCAGTACCTGTTAATGTTTTAAAATTAGGTAAAACTCTGCGTAGAGCAAGGAAAAATTCACCATCTCCCTGTAAATCTAAATCAAAGTCATAAGATTTAATATAAGAAGTAATAGCGGTTATTGTTCCATCAGGATTGGTTTGATCGGTCCCTGTTTCATGTTCAAAGAATGTTGTTTGTCCTAATCCTGTTTCTCCAATAATAGTTGGAAAAGTTCCCGTTGCTGAACTATCGAATTTAGTTGCGTAAGGTTTAGGATAAACAATGGCATCGATCCAGCTTGTTCTAGCTTCCGTCCCCGTATACCATATGAGTCCAGCCTGTTGATTTGATTCACCATAATTAAAGACAACATATCTGTCATTATAAGTTGAACCTGATGTAGGATAATACCAAACAACTTCTGTAAATAGATTATTGATGCCCGCAAAAACCTGTTGGCCTTTCGTGGTATCAAAATCATTATAGACATAGTCTTCAACCGAAGCGGTTAAAGTTTTAACGGTACCATCAAACATGAAGAAACCATTATTGCTCACCCAGTAAGCGACACCATCTACTTCAACGACGGCATTCTGTCCTATCAACCCACAGTTCGTACCCACTTGTTCAAATCCAAATGTAAAGGGAGATCCAACAAATTTCATACTGTAAAGGGCATTATCCGTCCATACAAGGATATTTTCTTTAGCAATGATGGATCCCATAATTCTAGTACCGTCTTGAAGTCTTTGCGACCCCGCAGCATTGGTAACTGTTGGCGCATAAACATTTAAATCTTCTTGATCCGAAAACCTGATAAACATCTCATCCTGCGTACTCGGAGTACCGATTGTAGTCTCTGTTCCTAAATGAATTAAGTGTCTTGTTATCGGCGATACAAGCGTGAGTCGGGTAGCGGTTGGATTACCTTCCGTGCCACTAAGCGCTGTAACATAACTTGTTGTTAAAGTTGAAGACCGAGTTGTAAAACGAGCAGCAATCCCTGCATTCCAAGTAAATGTTTTTCCATTTGCAACCGTTGCAACTAGAACAGAACCCCAGTTACTTAATGACCATAGTCCTGGTTCTAAAGTAATATCAGATGCATTAACTGCACTTCCCCATCCTGTATAGGTGGTAGCATTATAAACTGTTGCTCCAGTTAAATGAGCTTGCCCATTGGAAGTTCCAGCCGTCGCGGTTCCGTCAGCCCCTCTAGTAATGGTCGTTAAATCATTACTAGAAATTGCAGTATAAGTGATTAATTCATTTTCAACCGCAATGGTTCCTGAACTTGGAAAACCAGTCGTTGATGTTAAAGTAACCGAAGTTCCGGACCCTGCCGTTCCAGCGGTGTCAGCCAATAAGGCTCCATTTAAAGTATTCGTTAAAGTTCCAGTAATGGTGCCACCATAATTACCCACGCCAAATCCATATCCATAAGTCTGGGCTGCCGGTCCAATAGTTTGATAAGGTTGAACCGTCATACTTCCACCTGTTGAGACAGCAGAACTAGCTTGGGCTGATGAATTAATTGTAAATGTGACAGCGGTTGAAACCGTTAAAACTTGAAATAACTTATCTTCAAAATCTGAATCCGATAATCCTGTTCCACTTGGAAGAGTAACAGAATCCAAAACAATCATATCTCCCACTAATAAGTTATGGGCGCTTGTTGTTGTAATCGTACACGTTTTAACTGTGGTACTATCGGTTGCTAAAGTAGAAGAAGTAAAAGTAGTTTGAGCTCCAGCGCTATTAGAACGCCAGGGAGTAATATCATATAATTGACCTTCAAAATAAATAAGTAAAAATTTATCTGTACCAATAGCTACATATCTATTTCCATCTAGATCAGTAAATGCGTGCTGTTTTCGGGCTATCCTCAAGTGATGAAAGTGAAGAAAGAAAACATGAGGAGGTTATCCCGAAGCCAACTAATGATCTGTCAAATATTTCACGGATTCGATCTAATTTTGAACAACATACC